TTTAGCCCTGTTTTTAATCTTAAGAGCCTGATATGAATTCAACACTCCGATCATAGAGTCATATGCATTTATAATGCCTTTTAATTTTCTTTTGTTAAAGTGACTGTATGCTTCTACTAATTGCTCGTCTGAGCCCTCGATAACTTCTTTAAATTCTTTTTGTTCTTTTGTATAACTATCTACTAGTTGAGGGATATGATTAGGTAAAGGATTATATGTGTTTAGTACTCGCATGATTGCTGTATTAAATTTAGCATCTGCTTTGATCTCGTCTTCAAAGAATTGATCCATGATGCCATCAATCTCTCCACCTGCTTCCATTAACTTGCCAAGCATGATTTCTTGTATAGAAGGACGATTGGGTTTGTCTTTTGCTTTTTCTTCTTTTACTTGAGCAATCTGTTTACCTTTCTCTGATTAATATGACCTTCTGGCATATACCCAACTCTGTTTAGAAAATATACAGATGTACCAGTAGAGTTAAAGTTCCAGTCTGGATTTCTAAGAATAATTTCGATTTCTTCTGTGGTGTAACCAGATTCTTTTTTGATCCAAGTTTTAAATTCTGTCAGTCTTTTCTTGTCACTGATTTCTGTACGAATAAAATACTGGCAGTCTTGGTATGCCTTTGCCCGTGCTTCTTGGTCTTCAATATCTTTGTACTTTTCCCAGTCAGGTTCAGGTGTCAAATAAACTGTCTTTTGTTTACGTCTTGCCATTATGTCCCTTAAAGTTGATTTGAATGTTCATACTTAGTGTTCGCATTTTACATCAAATATTTTTTTATATCAACCTTTATTTACCCAAATTCTCCCGTAACGTAAGGTTAGATAAATATATATATGCCAAGACTAAGTTTATACCGGGAAGAAAAACAAAACGACTACCGTTTTTTAGACAGAAATATATCTGAACAATTGACTGTGGGCGGTACTGATTTGTACATTCACAAGTATGCTGGTCCAATGGATCAAGGTCCTTCTGCTGATTTTACACAACCTCAGTACAGTTCTATGGACCCTACAAATATACAAGATTTGCTGTTTTTAGAGAACAGAGATAGAAAATATGAAAAGGATATTTATCGATTACGTGGTCATTACTCTGTACAAAACTTAGACTTTGATCTGAGTCAGTTCGGCTTATTCTTAAGTAATGACACTATTTTTGTTACTGTTCATTACAATGACATGATTGATATCTTAGGAAGAAAGATGATGGTAGGAGATGTTATCGAACTACCTCACTTATTAGATTACAATCCGTTAAATGATGATGCTACAGAATTTCCAACAGCATTAAAAAGATTCTATCAAGTTACAGACGCCAACTATGCAAGTGAAGGATTTGCTATTGATTGGTATCCTCATCTTTGGCGTATTAAATGTGAGAAGTTAGTAGACAGCCAAGAGTTTCAGGACATCTTACGTGATCCAGTTGACAAAGACAATTACTTAGGTGACTGGGATAAAAATAAAGAGTACCCAGCCGGGTATGTAATGACATTTGGAGATAAAAACTATATTGCATTACAAGATGTGCCTGCTGGAACTAAGCCTGGTGCGACTGATCCTGATCCTTTCTGGGAACTAGACACTGGTAAAACATTAAAAGATGTCTTAGGTCGTTACAATGAAAATATTAGAATCAATGATGCTAACTTAAAAGAAGCCGCACGTATTGTACCTAAAGCAGGTTATGACACATCAAACTTATATGTCGTTCCTGGTTATGGTATATTTGAAGAAAACGGTGTACCATCAAATAAAGAAAATCAACCTGCACCTCCCGTTGATGTTCGTTCATGGATGCCGGGTAACAGTGCATTAAGTGCTACTGGACAAGTCATCACAATGAAAAGTGAAAAGTTTAAATATGATTCTACTGGTATCAGAATACCAAAAGAAGTCGTAGATGTGATGCAAGATAAATTTAAAGAATTCGATTGGGACTTAGAAACAATGATTGAAAAGTTTGTACAAGCAAACTTAGCCATTGCAGTTGAGTCTCCAGAAATGTCATCTACTGGTTCAGGTCAGTTAGAAGGCACAAAAGTATTAACAGTTAATATATCAGGACCTGTTACAGGTCCATACGGTACTGCTGATAACACTTACGCAACAGCAGACCAAGACCCAACAGCGGCAGGGTTCACAGGTACAGAACCATATGGTCCTAACACAATGGACTATCGTGCAGATTGTGATCCTCGTTTTCAATATATTGCAAGATATACCCCACGTGACTTTGGTTATACAACAGGTTACTTATCAGGAGATGGTACTCCACCTAATGGACTACCAGCAGGGGCAGGTATATCGTTCCCAACATCACCTCAAGTAGGAGATTATTTCTTAAGAATAGATTATACACCAAATGTATTGTATCGATGGTCAGGTACTCTTTGGTTAAGAGTCAGTGAAGATGTAAGAACTACAACTGGCTTTACTGATACTGATGATTCGCAACTTTCAGGCTTTATAAATAACGATGCGAATATATACAATAACAATGATGGGGCAAATATATCGTCTGCTCAACCGTTAAGTTCTATATTAGACTTGACCCCAGACAATAATCCACCAAGTGATGGAACATAATGGCACAATATTTTTACGACAATCAAATAAGAAGATTTTTATTACAGTTTGCTAAAATTTTTAGTAACTGGTATGTAACTCAAGGGAACGATCCTAATGGCAACCCTATTCTTGTTAGAGTACCTATTCAATATGGAGATGCAAGTAGACAAGCATCAACAATTATTGCAAACAACTCAGCAAGTAATTTGCCTTCAGCACCATTAATAACTTATTTTATTAATGGACTTGAATATGATCAAAGACGCACACAAGAACCTTACTTTGTAGAAAAACAAAATGTACGTCAAAGAGAATTTAACCAAGAAACAGCACAATACGGAGAGACACAGGGTCAAGCATTTACTGTTGAAAAGTTGATGCCAGTACCATATACACTTAGACTACAAGTAGACTTTTGGACAACTAACTATCAACAAAAATTAGAATTAATTGAGCAGTTAGGTACACTATTCAATCCATCATTAGAAATTCAAAACACTGATGTATATCAGGATGGACTGACGTTCTCATCTCGTACTATACCACAAGGAACAGGTAATCCTATTGATGTTATGTCATGGAAATTTTACTTACCTATGTGGTTGACAACATCTTCTAAACTTAAAAAGTATGGTGTTATTAATAAGATTATTACTTCTATCTTTGATGGTAAAACACAAGAAGATATGAAAGATGATGACTTGTTATTAGGTACAAGACAAAAGATATCGCCGTATGGTTATCAAGTATTATTTGTTGGTAACTCATTACAACTGTTGCCCCAGAATGAAGTAGATAATCCATCAAACTTCTCATTAGACAAACCAATTAATCCGGATACTGATATCTATTGGACATCAATTTTAAATATGTACGGTGCATATCGTGCAGGTATCTCACAAGTATGGTTAGATAATCCATACATGGACACAGAAATTGTAGGTACAATTGTAGTCGATCCTCTTGATGATCGTTATCTAATCTTTAACGTTGATGAAGATACATTACCCCAAAATACATTAGACCCTGTTACATCTGTTATTAATCCTCAAGTATCAGGACCAAATAACGGACTACCGGGACCTATTCCTAATGTCAGATATCTACTAACACAAGACATCGGATCTCATACTGAATCATGGGGAACAATATTAGGAAGTCAAACAGGTAAATCAGTGTTGCCAGAAACTCAAAGTGCAACTACAATGACCCCTGGTACATTATATCAAATTGCTAGTATAGGTACAACTGACTTTAGATTCTATGGTGCTCCAGATAACAATGTAGGTACAAAATTTACAATGAACAATGTTCAACCTGAAGGAACAGGAACAGTTTATACTGTTGTAGAAGCAAAAGCAAATGACATTGTACAGTTTAATGCAGACTTAATGCAATGGTTTGTTGCATTTGATTCAAATGTTAATGCAACAGGTCTTGAGTATGTAACTAACTTGACTACAGAAATTCAATATCGTTGGGCAGAGACTCCCGCTGATTCAGTTCAGCCTGGTTTGCCTGCACAATGGATGAAGTCTTATGAAGGTTATTATAATGAAGGTGATTATAGTATAGTTATTTAAGGGAGACCCTGTCACTCACTAAATAACTGTATGGCAATCATTATAAATCAATCTGCTGGTATATTCTTTTACAGCAAATCTACTAGACGATCACTTTATCTTCTACGCAACGAAGGTAAAAATCCAACATGGTCTATACCAGGTGGAAAGATTGAAAAAAATGAAACCTTACTTGCTGGATTAAAACGAGAGTGCATGGAAGAAATTGCATATTGGGAAGATGATTTTAAATTAGTTCCTATTCAAAAATTTGTCAACAATACTTTTGCATATCACACATTCTTTTGTGAAGTAGATGAAGAATTTCCCCCAATTCTTAATGACGAGCATTGTGGGTATGCTTGGGTAGGTGAAGACAGATATCCTAAACCGTTACATCCTGGGTTATTTTCTACAATTAACATTGATAATGTTGTAGAGAAGTTAGCAAGTCTTAAGAATCTCTAATTTAACCCCCTCAGAGACGATTTCAGACACCTTATACAGATCATTCGTATGTAGAGTCACTTTTCAAGAGGGTTCATTACAGGGCGATTTACGAGGTCTGAGGGTGTATACCCAAAAAGAAAGGGTGACTAGCACCCCTTCTTAAAAAGTTAGATTTAGTGAGACATCCAGAACTCAATGACTGAGTATCCTAATGTTCCTGCTACCATACCTGCACCAATAAGCATCCATCTCCAACGTTCCAATGCTGTAATCTTAGTCGCCATCATATCATGTGACTCCTGATTAGACTTTTGAAAGTCAATCAACATTTTATGTGTAGATGCATTGCCCTCTTTAATTAAGTCAGTATTAGTTTTAATATCTGCCTTAACATCTTTCAATGCAGTATCGAACTTTTCATCTAAGTTTTTAAATTCCACTTTGAGAACAGCAATATCAGTATCATACTGTTGTAATTGCTTTTGTGCGTTACTCTGTGCCATTTAAGTTCTCCGATTACGCCTTGTTAACTGTAACTACTGCGTAAGGAACACCGTTTGACGGGTCAGCCGCTTCTGCTGATCCGAATGTAGTGAATACTGGAGTACCGTTTGCTAATGTAGAATCTGAACCGAACTCTGTACCAGTGTGATCACTGAATGACAATAGTTCTTCTGTTGCCGCTGTGTTATCTGTTGATAGTAAACTAAATGTGTTTGCTGTCAAAGCCGCATTTGCTAGATTACTTGTAGTACAAATTGCTTGATTACCTGATGCATCTGAACATAGGTACTTGAATTTACCTTTTTGTCTTACAATGAATCCTGCACCGTCAGTTGCTTGAATGAATGCTTCATCCTGAACTGTAGCACTTGAGATTGCCGCATCTAAAACAGCAACTTCTTGTGTAGATGTAACTGCTGATGTTTCACTTGATAAGTCAACTTCAGGACCTGCTGTACCGTCAACTAATTGACTTGCTGATACTGTATAAGCAGATGCGTTAGCAATGTTCTTAACAAAATATGTTTGTCCTGCAACTAATCCACCAATGTTTGCTGAGAAGTGAATAGGCTTATCTGCAACTAAATTAGTAGCAGTACCTGATGCGCCGACGATGTTACCTGTTGCTTGTGTGTTAGCAACTGCAACGTCTACGACAGCAATACTTGCTACAAAACCAAGTTGAACTTGAGAGATAGTTCTATCACCTTGATCAGTTGGTGCGTTAACTGCGATTGAATCACCTACGTTTAATAAGTTATCAAAGTCACCAGTTGCACCACCGTACATTTGATCTGAACCTGTGTCTACCCAAATATTTCCAGTACCTGCTGATCCAATTGCTACTGCAACTAAACACTGATCGCCATAGATCGCAGTGTCTCCACCTACGATACCATAACCTGCAGGGTTAGGATAACCTGTGTTAACTGTGTTAACAGATAGAATTACACTACCGCCTGTTGTTGTTGTTAATGTTGGAGAGACTTGAGGTTGTACTGAAGGGTCAGATACTAATGCAGTAAATGTAGTACCATCAAGCACTTCATTTACGAAATAAGTTGTTCCGCCAGTTAAACCGCCTACTGTTGTAGCAGGGATAAATCTGTCACCTTGTGTCAATCCAGTAGTAGAATCTACTGTGATGACGTTTGTGGTCGCAGTCGTGTCTGATAAGACAGGTTTGGCTGCTACCTTTGCTATTTTTAATCTATTCGCCATTTTATTTTCTCCTATAATATAGTTTGACGTTCTAGGTCACACGTTCGGTGGGAATAAGCACCGCATGAGATTGTTTATCGAACTCGACAAACGAGAACAATCATATGTATTTATAGTTTTTGCGTAAAATCGTGGGTTACAGACGACCGACTGCTACCTCAAGAATAGACAATTCATTATTAGTTTTGTCTTCGATAGCCTTACCTAAAGTCATGCCAGGATGCATTATTGTAGCAACATGATACCAAGCAGTTGCACCACCTTGACCATCACTTACCATAACATCACCTTTCTGACATGAGCCTGTTACTTTACATGGTACTCTACCTTGTAATGCGACAGCAACTGGAATGCCTGGACACTCTGAATTCATTACATATGCTGGATTAGTTGATACTATACCTGCTACTCGTCTACTACCTTTTTCATCAGAAACATGAACTTCTTTACTACCACCAAAACATACAACAGTACCTGGTTCATATACTTCTTCACCGTTATAATACTCAGCCAAGTCAGCATATGTTGCTTCTAATTTAGATCCTGCAGTCAATGACCAGTTACCTGTTATTGAACCTGCTGTAGTGTTTGCACCTGATGTAAGTGCTGTTGCTGTAATCGTTGTTGTGTCTACTGAACTTGCACTTATGCCAAATCCACTTATGGAGCCGGTTCCGGCAATATTTGCAATACCAGTAAGATTAACACTTCCATTACCTGCAATGTTACCTCCAGATGGCATTGAAAGACCACCAGTTCCTGTAACAACTTCCGTACCTTCTATTGTTGGAGCAAATACTTTTCCTGTTGCATTAACATTTCCTGCACTAACATTTGCAGAAACAGTTAATGATGATAGTGTACCAACAGATGTAATGTTGGCTTGTGCGGCGCCTGAAACTGTACCGGCTACTGATGCTAATGCTACAGTACCTGATACATTTGCGCCAGCAACTGCATTAGCAGTCGCGGCAAAGTTAACTTGACCTGCAACGTTTGCCCCTTGAACATTAGAAACATTGCCTGCATCTCCTTGAAGTATACCAACAACGTTACCGATAAATTGATCTGCGGCTACTCTGTTAGTAAATGTTGTGTGAGTTGCATTTGATGTAATTTCTTGGAAGCCTAATGTGATAGACGATCCTGATAGATATAAATCTTTAAATCTATTTGTGTTGTTTCCTAAGTCATAAGAAACGTTTGCATCTGGAGTAATGTCTCCTGATACTTCTAAACTTGTAAGTGTACCAACACTAGTGACATTTGGTTGTGCGGCTGTTGTTAATGGACCCGTAAGAGTCGATCCTGACACATCATAAGTTGCTTCAACATTGCCTGATACGAATTTTGCATTCGCAGTATCAAATGTATAACTACCACTGACGTTGAGTGGTTTATTACCTGTTGCAGAAGTAGATACTAATGCTGGGAAATAATTTCCTGTAGTAAGATTACCTACTACACTGTTGTCTGCTACGTTAGCATAATCAACATTTAAATTTGCTACACGTGTTGTAGAGTCTACGACAATAGGTGTCGTACCCGTTGCTACGTTTGAAAATAGTCTGGATGATGTGACTGATCCAGTTGCATTTAAATTTCCTACATTTGCATTACCATTAACAGTTAAAGTTTTACCTGCACTAAAGTCCCAAGTAAAATCTCCATCACCATCAATAACACCTGAGTTATTATATTGTACACTTGTGTTACTACCTTGGGCCGCTGATCCACCTGTTCCGCCACCTACTGATGCTACTGCTCTACCACCTACACCATATACATATGATGCTGAAAAGGTTGCAGTTGTTAATGCTTTGATTGGTCCTGCTACGCCGTTTGCATATACAGAATCTGAAACTGTAATCGTTGTACCGCCTGGCTTACTGTTAACGTAATATGTATTTGCTATATTTAATTCACTACCGTCTACATTTCCTGTAAATCTGACAGGAATATTTAATGCAAATACAGAAGAATCACCAACAGTGATTTGGTTAGTTGCTATAGTTGATGAGTCTGCGTTAGTGTAAGAGTAAGCATTAAATCCTGTCCCGTTAACTGGTGTTGTTAATGAAGTATCAGAGTATAATGAAAATGTATTTGCTGTTAAAACATTAGCATAATATGTACCACCATTCAAATCAGTCATGCCAACTGCGCCAGTGATTGTAACTTCTTGTCCTGATGTTAAAAAGTTTTCTGCTGTTGATGTGATTTCTACAGGGTTTGCTTGAGTTGCATTTTCGATGTATGCTGTAATTGTTCCTTTAGGTGTCCAAGATAAATTACCTAAACCATCTGTTTCTATTGTATAACCAATTGAACCACCGTCTATTTGAACATTGCTAATCTCACCTAAGTCAACTAATCCTCCGGCGTCTCCACCTCTGTTGACCCAGTTAGTACCGTCAAATGCTAAAACTTGTCCGTTTGCGACTGTACTATTTGATATGTTTAAGTTGCCGACTGATCCGTCGATTTGACTGAATGTAATATCAGAGTATGAAGTTAAAACTTCTATATTTTCTAATCCACTAGTTGTTTTACCAATGAAGACTCTTTTTGCATCACTGGCAAAACCGATTTCTGCTTCGTCTAATTGTGGTAAATCAACTAGGTTACCAGCCCTTTGTTGAATTTTAGAGATTTGTATAATGCTCATAAGTCTAATCTTTTCCTTTGATTATACTTATTTATCATTGATTTTAAATCAATGTGGCATTTTATCAGATGTACTTAGTATAGTATTCTTCTAACTTCTTTAACCATTGTTGATGATACTTGTCGAACTCATTGCCTTCTACAATAAACTCTTGGTATTCATAGTCTTTACTACACATAAACACGACACCTTTCTTAATATTTGTGCCGTATAGTTCATTATGTGCATCTGCGTAAGCCGCTAATTGAATAAAGTAATCGTCAATCCACTCACGTTTTTTAGGTCTGTTAGTTTGTTTGTGATCCATGATTGCTTCATCACCTTTATGCAACCCAACTAAATCAGTTGTACCTGCATAAATTTGAGGGAAGTATAATGTTACTTCAGTTCCCCAAAATTCTTCACAGTTGACTAGACCTTTATCAACAATTTCTTGTGCCATAATGTGACTTTGTTTACTATACGGATTAGATCCGTATTGCCCCATGTCTCCAGTATCACTTAACACATAGTTTTCTAACCATTTATGCATACGTGTTCCGCGACCTGCGGCTTCTGTAGTGATCTCTTGTGCTTTAGCATAGCCAACTCTTTTGCGCCATTCTTGCAATCCTTTTTTCTTTTCTTCTGATTGCGTTGCAGATAAGATAGTCGTTACACTAGGAAGTTTACCGCCGTCTGGTGTAAGATATTTGCGTGAACCATCAAAGTTTTTCTTTTTTAATTCTTGGTATGGATATTTTTGTGTGATCATTAGGGCCTCATTGATTCTTCGTTTTCTGGTTTACCGTCCCAGTTTTTAGTTAAGTAGTCTAATCCTAGTTCGTGGAAGTAATAAATGTTCCTACAAAATTCTCTTGGATAATAATTAATAGGATCATTGTGACTTTTATCTAGTTCCTCTTGATTGTATGGAGGAATGATTAATATGTCATGTAATGTTGCACAATCTTTTTCAACAACTTCATATGTATAACGTTTATTAAATTCTTTCCAAATATATTCGGCTAAGTGTTTATGCCCTGCTTCAGTTTCATGTTGACAGATTGTTTTTTCAAATTCTTGTGTAACCATATTAAAATTTTCTAACTTACCATTGTGTAGATAAAGTTCATTTTTAAGTATTGTTTCATTATCTTCTATCCATTGCTCTGTTTTACCATTACAACAAGGCATGTAATCAGTCATTAGATGTGGAACATGATGTGTATCTAACAAATGATTAATACTAGCCCAAATATGTAATTTTTCTTGTTCTGCTAAACAATAATAAAAGTCATCCGATTCTCTGATTATTTCTTTTTCTACTTGAGCCATATGACCTTCTCCACCTACGATAACATATCGATTTTCAGAAGATATATAGGCTTCTCTGCGTGATGCTTGGGAGTATGCATGTATATAAAAAGGATTATTGTCGTTAAACAAATCTTTATAAAAGTAACGATTAGTTCTGCGAAAAATTGCTTGATTGCCTTGTCCAGGAACTGCAAGATTTACTAAAGGGACACCCAATCGTTTCGCAATGATCGATGCCCACCCATCTTTAATTGGGTCTGAGATACCATGTCCATATGTGTAACTACAGCCGTTAACAACTAAGTGTGATATTTGTATGTGCTTCAAATTGTAAAACTCTCTCCGCAACCACAACGTGCTTTCTCTAAAGGATTGATGAATTCAAAACCTTCATTCAAACCTTGCTTTTGATAGTCTACTGTGATTCCTTCAAGTATGCTGTTAGCCTTAGGATCTATTAATATAGAAAATCCGTCGTACTCATTAATGATGTCTTCGTCATTAATAGCATCTGCGAATTCAAGTTTATAAGCATATCCACTACAGCCAGTAGTTTCAATACCTATACGAATTCCGATACCTTTACCACGGTTTTCTAAATGGTCTTTAATTTTTGTTTTTGCTATATCTGTGACTTCCATACTTGTATTTAATACCTTAATAAGTTATTATAAAGTAATTTATATTGCGAGTAAAGTGTATTGGGTTTATATTTTGAAGGCGCCGCGATCTTTTTTCATTGCTGATTTAGCCATTTTATCAACAGTTTTTTCACCATCAGATTGCTTGTCTTGTCCCGGTTGGATACTAACGGGTTCATGACCTTTAAAGATTACTTTATCACCTTGAATATTTGCGATGACACTTTTAAGAAGTGGCTTTTCTAACATTGTGTACAAGTCTTGTACGTCAAGTATAATATCATTGTCTTGGAATGTGTCGAGTAATTGATCTACTGTATAGTTATCAGCATCGATGGATCCGTCTTCAACATGTTGTTTTAGTTGATTGGAAACAGCCACGATGCTGGCTGCCATCGCATTACTGTCCTGAGCATCGACAAACTCGTAAAGCCTCATGTGCTTTACCTTTTTGCTCTACCGACTGGTCCTGTTGATACGTCTACGTTTACGTCTTCGACATCGCCGACAACTTCTGGTGCATTGACATCTACTACGTCAGTTCCCATATCGCCTGTTACGTCAAGTGCTGGTGCTGAAACATCCATGCTGTCAACTCCAACTTCTCCGTCACCCATGCTTGAGTCTACGTCACCGTCGAATGCATCTACAACTTGTCCACCAGTAATACCTGCTAATGCTTGATCAAGTTGACCTTTAACAGATACTAAACACTGATTTAATTCTGCTAATGCTTGACCAGTTGTTTGATCAAATGCTTGTGCTTCGTTAACGCCAATTTCTGTTTGAACAGAGTCAACTAATGCAGGCATTTCTTTGACTAACATATCTGAAACTTCTTCTAACATTTTCTGTACAGAGTCAACCATATCTTGTGCGGCAAGAATAACTTGTGATCTGTTAACTTCTTCGTTTTCAGTAATCACTTTAGTTCTTGGTGCTTCAGGAGCAACTTTATAATGCTCTCTTAGGGCTTGTTCCATAAATACTAATTTCATATATGATGGATACTCTGCTCCGAAGTTAGAAGATTGTTTTGCTTCTGCAATCAAACCTTTAACTTTGTTATGCATAGTTTGAGTTTGTATTTTGTTTAAGCCTTTGATGTTTAGATCAACTTCAAAATTTTCTTTTAAAGCAGTGACCGCTACTTCTTGCTTGTTTAAATCATTAAGTTTCATATTAAATTCCTAGTAATCTGTCGTAGATATATTGTATTTATCTTGTTCCGCAGAATTTCTGGACTTTTTATACCGATTCTTTTTATGTAATTCAAAGATTCTACGTTGTTGTTCTTTAGATGTATTTATTAGAGTTTCTAAACTTTGTACAATTTGTTTTTTTCTACTTAAATCATGCTGTAATTTAGTCAGTTGAATTAGTCTGTAATCCAAATCTTGCTTAGGATTTTTATATCCACGTGTATGAACAGCAATATCTAAATTAATAGCCGCTAACTTACCATCTAGTTGATATACTTCTGTTGCCCTTTCACTTTGACGATTATGACAGAAGACACAATAAGCCATAGCATGTTTGGCATTGATAAATTCATAAGATTCGTCCCAGTTCTTTTCAGTAACATCATATAATCCTGTTGATTTTGAGTTACGTATTTTATATTTACCGAAGGCTTTAATACCATAGTTATCATTGCTGATGTAAAGATTTTTTAATTCTTTAATCATTTCTGCTCTAAACATCTGCTTGATTTTGTTACGAGCATCCGCTACATTCGTCTTCTTTTTCATACATTCTCCATAAAGTATATATTATTTAATTCAGGTGTAGTGTCTAAAAAGTTCGGTAAGTCTACACTTTCTGTTCCACATCTAATCATAGGTATCTCATGGCAATCTTTTACAAGATAACCTAAAGCATCTATGTTGTCATCAAAAACTGAATTGTTCTGTACTTTAAAATCAAACTTCCAATAATGAAAGTCATCTGAATCTATTAAGAATCCAAACGGGGAGTCTTCTGTGTCTGCCTCTATACGATGAGGGTAATGTAATATGTCTGGGTTGCCTCGCAAACTTATGCATTGTAATATAGTATCAAAGTTTGCTTGTGAATTTCTTTGAACTTGCCATAACTGGTGATTGTCTCCAACAGGCTTTGACCTGTTAAGAACATTAGTATGAGTAATGTCAAACAATGTGAAGCAAGTTATAGTTTTCATGTTAGTATTTAGTAGCCAAAAAAAAGCCTCTAATAAAAGAGGCTTTTTAATTCGTTAACTAAAAACTTAGTTAGTGAAAGTTGCTGATGCTACAACAGTTGATGTTCCACCACAAGCCGCATCGATTGCAGATGCTAAAGTAGTTGCGTCCCAAGCGCCAGTAGGATATACTGCGATTGAAAGGTCATCAGTTGCGTCATTAGTAAACTCGTAGATGTAAACAATTGCTTTTTGCTGAATTGTTAACATTGCGATGTTTGCTTTAGTTGTGTTAGCCGCGATATCTGCTAACTCAATGTTAAAGAAGTCTAACTTAGGTCCTTGAGGCTGAACTGTAGCCGCACTCTCGACCGCGTTAACTCCTGGGTTGCTGTATCCAGTTGCATCTAAACGCAATACTGGGTAAAAGTCACCATTTGCTCTTGTAAATTGTGCCATTTTTCTATTCCTTTTTTGTAAGACTCGTTCCGAGTCTGTAAGTTTTGTTGTCCCTCACCATGAGGTTCATACTAATATTTAGTCCTTTATCAAAAAAATACGGTGATATATTACTTTGCGGCGAGATTTTGAGCAGAAAAGCCCATTCTGTTGACAAACTTGAGTCCGTTAGCAACGAAACCTTCATGTGTTTCACTACCATCGTCTAAATATCCTTTCACAGGACTAGACTCTGCGGCTTTGTCTAATTGATCTACAATGTTTTGTTTTAAGTTATATAATGCAATCCAAATCTTAAATGCACCCATCACACCTTCTTTGTGTGAATTAAAATGATTTGTAATCTTTTGTCTCATAGAGTCAGTCATTGGACGTTGCTCAATGAATTGAAGGAAATCATTATATAAGTTAGATAAGTCTTTGGCGACAATCTTTTTATTAATGAATACAGTAAACAAAGAGTTGAATGCATTACGTGCCTGTGGTGCAGAGTTCATTAATATTCTTACATTGTCTCCGTGCTGTGCAATTTCTGCTTCTGCTTGTGACTTTAGTTTACTAGGCATTTTTATCTTTGGTGTGATCGGCATCTTACTAGGAACAATTGCAACATCACTATTGTTATGTAAGTTCCCTATCGTGCCGTCAAGTGATGAGGACTCATCTGTAGTTTCTGCATTTGCTGGAATAAATGTGTGTACACCTACTCCTGCTGTTTTACCTTTCAACATGTGTCCAACTTCACTATCTGCTTTAACTTTGTATGCAATACCATTTGGATTCATTTTAAATGAATAATAACCATCTTGGTCTTCTAATGGTTTAGCAAAGAGTAAGTCTCCCCAATAGTAACCTAATGATCCTCGGTCTGCTTTTTCTAGTCCAGGCCAAATACTATCGATAAGAGCATACAAATCTCCTCGATCAACACCTCTGTTTTTATCATACTGTCTAAATTCTTGTGGGGAAAAGACTTGTCTACCTGTACCGTCTTTCTTATTGAACATATGTTTGTCCATGATAGAAAATCTACCTTTTTGATCACGTCCAAAGATTAGAGCAGGATAACCGTCCCACTTAATTGTGATTGTACCAGGTGATGCAATAGTTTTTTCCATTGCACTTATTGCTTGTTTTGCACCCTCAACGTCGCCTAAGAACACTAAATCTTCTGGATGATCTAAGTGTCCTTTTGCTTCGACTAAATTGATTTTTTCTAATGTACGTAGAGTATTAGATAATGATTCACTGAGGTTCATAATGTACGTAGAGTATTAGATAATGATTCACTGAGGTTCATTTTTACCTCGTTTTCAATGATGCTATTTTTTCTGCTCTTAATGATGAGTATGTTAGAGATTCTGCAACTTGATCTTTTTGACTATAATCTGTACCACCTACGTCACCTTTTGCTAACTGGTCCAGTGCATATTGATTGAGTTTTTGTGCCATGTCTCTAGTTGCTATACGACCTGTTTCTTTACTTGTCCATCTAGCGCCATGCCATGTATATGTTTGACCACCTGACTGTAGTTGAGCGCCTCGGGGATAATTTGACATACTAAAACTTTGCTCGTCATTTTTGGCTTCCGGTTCCCGATATTCACCGCCCTTAACTCTACTTCCACCTGACTTAGGCTCTGCTGGCTCAGAGTTCCGGTCGCCGCCACCGCCACCTTGAACTTTACCTGTTGCTGTATCAATAGTAGGATTAGATGATTGATTATCTCCTCCTAATGGTAATTCTTGTTGATCCACTGTTGGTCGACCAACAGACATGTCTTCTTGGTATTCAGGATTCTCTTTAACATATTTGTTAAGAGCATTGACATAAACTGTCTGTGCAGGTTGTTGAGTTTCTACATCAATCCATTGTCTGTTAGGGCCATTGACCATAAATACAAATTGTCTACCACCGACTTCTAATTTGACACCCTCTTTTACTCTAAAATCAACACTGTCATCATGACCATTTGTTTTTTTCTGAGGAGCAGTATCACCGGCAATCGCATCCTCTAAATCTTTTTGTTGCTTAGGATTTGCTCCTGCATCTTTTGCGCCAGCAGTCATAACACCAGCAGATTTTGATGCACCCCATGCGGCTTGTGCTAATTTGTTTATCAATTGTCTATTGATGTCTGGCTTCATAGGGTTTTTTGATTTTTGGTACTGATCTTGTATCTGTTTAATGATAGAATTAGATACCCCTTTAGTTTTAGAAAGATCGACACCAGCCATCCATTGTCCATACCAATCAGTTAAGAATGTATACAAGTCTCTCTGATCTGCAATTTGCTCATCGATAATACTTTCTAATATAGTATCCAGTTGAACGTATTGATAATCAAGGCTTTCCATAATGTTTTCATCTAATGCACCATTCCAACCTGGATATGCTCTTTTGATTTCCTGATCTGTCATTCCCTTAGGATTAGCGGGATAACCACCTTGCTTTAATTGCTTGATCGTATACTGTTGCCAAATTTTGTCGGTTGAACCAGTCAAGTTATTATATGCTGTAGGATTACCTTTAGATGGTTCATAGTAACCATATTTTTCATGTCCCGTCATTTTAGGATTGAACATTCTTCTCATTTTTTCTTGGAATCCAGGAATTAAACGACCATCATCTGTTTTACCATCAACATCGATATTAGAGTCTGGTCCGTCTGCACCACCTGCAGGCGCAATTAATCCAGATTGTAATCCTGCTTGAATTGAACTCAAACAATCACTTACAAAGTTGGTTGTAAAAATTTTGTGTGCTAGTTGGTCTCTGTATGTTAAGTCTCCACCAGAAATTGAAGGCATTTGATCGGCTTTTGGTTTGCGGTTGAATATACCTTCTTCTATTTTAATGACATCATCAAATTTCATTTGACTGCTTACCCTTGATATTTTTTAATCGTTTTTGAAAAACGTGTCTTGTCTCTTCCTCGGATAGCACTTAGCAGTTTCTTTTCTAATTGTTCAGCCTGAACGTCATCATAGTTGCGTTGAATAAATTCAATTAAATTTACAGCACTGGTAATGATATTGTTGCCGCGTGATTCAACAATATGTGGTATATCTCGGTTACTACCAAAATTTTCCAGTTCTTCTAAAAGGCTTTTTGTTTTCTTCTGCATAAGTTTAATTTCCTTACTACTATTTAGTCAACCATGACCATTTTGGATATTATTTGTCTTTCAAAGTATTAAGTAATGATTTTAATTTTGTACTTTGTACATCACCATTGACTCTTTTTTCTTCAGGCTCTACTTGATTTTCGACTATTTCATTAGTCTGCCCTACTTGTGATGTAGTTTTAAACTTATCCATAATTGCTTGTGCAGATGGTTGTGATGTATTATGTGTTGGTGCGTTAGTTCCTGGGTCTGTAATACGCAATGTCTCAATATCAAATGCTAATTCGACTTTTTGTCCTACCCCTGAACTTGATCTTGTCTTCATTAACTGAATTTGATACTGACCGCGTTCTCTCATGCTACGTGACGTAAAGATACCGAATACGTTGTCTGCTGTATTGATTTTTGATATACCACCTGAGATATGACTGTGATCAAATTCAATTTCATCAACTGAACTTCTGTTTAACTGTGATGCAGTTACGAATACTAAATCAAACTCTTTTGCCAAGTTACGTAATTCTTCTGATACATACTTGTCTTTAACAAACAAGTCACTAGGACTTACTTTAGCACTTACTGGCATTAACAAATCCAAATAGTCAACACACATAAAGTCTAATTTCATGCCTGTTTGTATCTGTAATTCTTTAACATATGCTCTCAAATCATTTACTGTAGACTGAGCCGGCATATATTTAATTCTAAAGTTACCTGCGGCTTTTTGTTTCATCTTAACTTTCATTTCAACATTGTCTAAGTCTTTAAATACTTCCTTAGACTTGGTATCAGTCAACATAGAATCAATACGCATTGCTGATAGTTCTTCACTCAATTCTAGTGTGATGTACACCCCTGATAAGCCTTGCTCTACCCAATTGACTGATAGATTTTGCATAAACAATGACTTACCTGAACCCGAACCCCCAGCAAAGATTTGCAGTTCGCCCTTATTAAAACCCCCATAGAGTTTTTGATCTAAGCAGGGCCAACCACATGATACTTGACCATTACTAGATTTAAGATGCATAAGACGAGCCCTAGGATCTTCAAAGTAATCGATACCTAAGTCTCTTTGTAATGATATTTGTACTGCATCTTTGATTAACTTTTCAACAGGATCATAGTCACCTTTCTCTAGCAAGTCTGCTGATGACATGATTGCTCTTTCTAATTCTTGTCTACGAGTAAACGATTCAAATTCAGTCATAAACCAGTCGTAATGACCTTCATCCATACCCTCGACCATGTCGATTGTTTCGCCTGTTGTTGCTTTGATTTGTGTAGAGTCCGGCAATATTTTATATTGCTCTGAATGTTCTCTCATAAATTCTGCAACAGGTCTTAATCTTCTATCAAAGTTTTCTGCGTTAAAGATATTATTGACCCTAACAAACAACTCTGCGTTTGTTATCATCATTCTTAAGAACAATTCTTGTACTTCTACGTTAAATTCTTTTAGCAATTTTATTCCTCATAACTTCTACTTTTATTTTACTGTTTGTAGCAGAGTCTAATATACTTAGTAATGTATTCAGACGACCATATTTAATTACAGCATCATTTGCATCTTTAATATCTTCTGACCAGTTGGGTAAAGACACATCATAACCTAGTTCTAATGCTCTTTCACAGATGCCTAAACCTGTTTGATCCTGATCAGGAACAACAATAACACGTTTACCCAATTTGTTAATTACAGCAACTTGATTGTCATTAATTGTATCATGTGTCAATGCTAATCCATTCATTGAAATCGCATCAAAGATACCTTCAAATACTAATACAACTTGCCATTCTTCTTTTTGTAAATCAACACCAAACACATATCCTTGTTGCTGATCATTTATGAACTTAGGATTTCTGTCGTCCATAAATCTAATTGTACTACCAACAACTTTGTTTTCATATGTATAAGGGATAATTATACCTTCCGCTTGTCTACCTTGTGCTGTAGGGTTAACCATAAAAGGATAATCATTATGTTGTAATCCTCTTTTGTTCAAGTAATCAATATACACTTGATGATCTTTGTTTGCAGTATAAATCAACTCACCTTCTGGCATTGGTTGTTCTTTAAACTTCGGCAACTTAATTTGTTTCTTTTTACGTAAAATAGAATCTAACAAATCTTTGTGCTGAATAGAATGCAAAGACCATTTATTAATATCTTGGTCTGGCATATGACACCACGTTAAGAAGTTACGTGTACGTTTGCTAATTGCTCTACCTAATTTAAAGCCACACTTAAAGCCACAATTAAAACAATGATATTGCCAATCATCTCCGTCTGCTTTAATACCCCCTCGCATTCTTTTATCAGGGTTATGCCCATTGTGCTGACAACAAGGCGCATTGAATGAAGTCCATCCACTCTGCGTCTGTTTCTTTTTGCCAGGGACAATCGTAAGTATATCAAACATACTTGTTATTATACGATAAATTTAGAGTGAAAACAAGAAGATTGGATAACTTATCTTGCCAAAATAGTTACAATGTTACCCACATTTGCTTCAAATTTAACTTTGATAAACGGATGATAACCGCTGATAGTATACCCTATAGTTCCAGACTCACTAGCACCATTTGCGGCATTGCCATATCGATACGAATTGATATCATAGAATCCAGAATCAACGAGAGTAGAACCTTGTAGTGTTACGTTACCAACATAATCTTTGTAGTCAATTGATGTAGTAAGTACAGGATTGTCTTGTGTATTAATAATACTTGAGTAAAATGTTACTGCTTCAGAGTTTGCATTTGCATTTGCATTTGGTAAAGTTTCATCACTGGGTATTGTAACTAGTTGTGAAGGAACATATGAAGGGAGAATAGAGTCAACTATGTTTAAGTCTCCTCTTGCTCCTGCTTTAGAATCTACAAATACAGGTAAATTAAGATTACCACTTGGCCATTCTAATGAATAATAACATTGTTGTGATTCAATGTTTTCAATTTCTGCGGCAGTCGTATTCAATTGAAAAATACCATTGACATCGAACACTGGAGTCAATGCTTTTCTTAAAAGGATTTCGGTACCATCTGAATTAATTGCTCTAAAAGATATTTGTTGATTTGCTGTAGCAATTGATGATAGATCCACAGGCTTCTGTTCCTGATTCAGAAACTGAAACTGTAATTGATTGTCAACGCCTTTATTTAACGTTAATGGTTTTGAATAAACTGGCATATATTTCCTCGGGCTTGTGCCTGACAGAACCACAACGACTTGTCTGACTGTATATGTATATACTGATGTAGTGTAAGACACAAATTTTAATCTCCTATAGAATATATTTATCTCTACGTGTGTCAACCAAGAAATTTGACCATTTTTTTCAACGTACTAAATACTTTACAGATATGACAGATTCAAAGAAACCAATCGACTTTTTTCAAAAATTAACAGAGTCACACCCCTTCATTTCAGTATTACAATATGCAGGACAAGACTTTGTGGGTATTGTTCAGAACCGTGATGATCTTGTTACAACTATCTATGATTATGGTGCAATAATCGATGCAGATAAACGACTTAAGTTTTTAGAGTTAGGTGATATCTGGTGGTGGGAATCTAATCGTCAAATACCTATTCACTTATTTTTAAAAGCAGAGTGGGCAATGTTCAAGCCCTTCTTACGAACATTCAACAATAAGTCATTGACATTATTACATGGACCTATTGTCAGTATGACTGACTTTCAAAAGAAAAGAGTTAAACGAAAGTCTATTACTTTAGTGAAGCGGTCTTACTAAGTCTCTTAATCATCTTAGCCTTTTGACGTATCTTTTTTGCTCTACGTTTCTTAGCCAATTCTAAACTCATTTTACTTTGCACACGTTCTTCAAACGTTACGCCCAATAGATGATCAAACTCATGTAAGAATACACGGGCCTGCATACCAGTAAGATGTTTGTCTGATACAACTTCCCCGTCAATTTGTTGATAAGATACTACGCATTCAGAGTGTCTTGGAACATGTAACCATAGATCAGGAAAACTTAAACACCCTTCTAGGAATAATTCTTTTTCACCTTTTAGTTCATCGACTTGAGGATTGATAAAAGCCATTAACTTTTCATCTGTACCCATGATGAATATATTTTTCATTACACCGCACTGAGGTGCCGCTAAACCAATACCAGGATGATTAGGATTAAACATAACCTTAGTCATTGCTTTAATTAATTCAGTTGGATCACCGTCAAGTTTAAAGTCCCATGGTTCACAAGGTTCCTTTAATCTAGGATCTCTTTCTGGTATTAGTTCAAGTGTAAATTCTTCCATTATCCCCTACTTAAATATTTGTCTCTTAATGCATCACCTCTCAGTGGTGTGCCAATTATTTCTGTCTTGCCTGATACAATATATTGTCGATGAACCGTACTATCATTATATTCTACATCTAACACACGTAAATCATCACCTGTTCTATCTGGATTTGTTTCATACCACAGTGACGTAAATGAATGTGCATGAACGGCCTTAACGCCTTTAGCCCATTCTTCGGCCTCTAATAGTTCTCTTTGTCGTTGTACGACTTCATCATATTGTCCCATCCTTCTCCTCTAATAAGTTCATATGCACTACAACAAGATGTGCATATGCGACAGCATGTGATTTTTTAAACACATACCCCGTATTGTTATCAATCCATACACTATTACTTATGTCTTTATATGTATGACCAATAAGATTTCTCTTTGCTGGACGAATCACAGCAAGAAACATTGCCAATCTAGGAATACTATTAATGGGCTCAGGCATCTTTTGCATAACATCATATTGTTTGTTAAGATGTATTAGTTTTTCTACAAAGTCCCGCTCTTTCAATCGTTCCCAGTTTGGTTCTGCCATTAGACTTATCAAATGCAACTCGTCTTGTACATGTTGATAGACGTTTACATTCAATAAGTCTAACTTGAAGTACCCTCTTTGATCTGCTTCTTTATAATCTAAAGAACACATATCATTTACAGGATCGTAGGGTACATCTGTTATGTATACGCCAGTTGGATGTTTTTTCATAGGCTGTACATCACGCATTGCCGCAGGAACATGCTTAATCAATTTCAATAATTGAGTTCTGTCCCCAAAGTCTATGTCAATGTCTGACTGTATACTCATTTAAGTCCTGCTTGTTTAAGTTTCTGATATGCACGTTGCACAACGACTGCTTGATGTTCTGCATCTTCTACAGCCTTGTGAGACGTTACTGCTTGACCATCTTTAAGAGACACATTACAAAGATCATAAATTGTTCTTGTATCTCTAATAGTATAGAAGGGCCAAGGTATCGACATTTCTAATTGCCTAAAGGCGTTTTCAGCCACAACAACATCAAAACCAGCACCATTACTCCAAACTGCTCTACGGTTCCAACAGAATTTATAGAGTTTATCCATAGCATCTTTAAACGAGATTCTATCGTTGTCGCCCATTGCTTCATTGATTGCTTCTTCACTTTGTTCTCCCCACCACCTTAGTGTATCTGGATTTATGTGTCTATTAAAATCTTCAGTTTGTGAATCTATTTCAGGACGTAGTTCTAGTTTTTCTGCGACTCCATTACCCATAGGATCAAAACGAACAGCACCGATTGTTAGAATAACACAATCAGGATCTGTACTCAGAGTCTCCATATCTATCATTACGTCATTTGCCATTACTACTCCATACGTTATCTTCGTTTCTTATTTCTACTATTATATCACTTCTGAGGTAATTAATCAATAGAATGGAACGTTTTTTGGGTAAATGCAATGGCATAGTAGAATGCATCAAACGAGTATTATAAAACAAGATACTACCTTTTGGCATATCATACTGTTCTGCATTTTCTAAAAAGTATTCATCATGCAAACCTTCATAGCAATCTTGTATATCCCAATCTTTCTGATGACTGTAAGGGATAAGTCCAGTTGCTCCTGTGTCTTTGTCTAAGTCATCAAGTGGAATGATAACTTGTATGCCACAGACATCATTGTTTTCTCTTTTATTATATTTTTTAAATCGATGCGGTGTATCAATGTGAGGTCCTACCCATCTGCTTGGACCATTGATTGTTACGATATCACTTGCATAGAATACTGCATCATCTAAATGTTTGCTAATTTCAGGATAGATAAGTTCATGTATCTCTTTTACTTCGTCCCAATCATCTGTAAGTTGACTCCACCATACAGCAATGCCAAACAGTTTTTTACATGCCTCTGCTTCTGCATACTGCTTCTTATGTGTGGATGCTCGTACAGGGTAGAGTTCATCTTTTCTATCGTTTATACGTTGAATAAGGTCGTCTGATATGACATTCTTTTTGATGTCAAAGCCACGACCTTCATGTGAAAGTTTAGATACTTGACCAAAGATACGATCATAGTTAGCGGCATAGGCTTTTTGATTCTCACCCTTTCTAGGTGCGGAACCTTTTCCACCGTGCCATTGACTCATTGCCACCTCGTTTCTAGCCACACACGTTCTTCATCACCTGCTAGATATATTCTACGTTGCTTATGATCTTCTTCATTAGACCAACACCAGTTTTCATTTAGTGTATCGTATGTACTGTCATTGTATTGTGCAAGGCTCATAAAGTTTGACAGTTCATGCACCCTGTCATAATCTTTCATATCACAACTAGGTCCCCATGTATCCCAACACCAATCTCGTACTTTATTAAAATTTATGATAGAAGACAAATCAGAATGTGCTAGACTTAGGAGGAGTTTTAGTAACACAACACCACTTAAACATGTCATGTCCTTTCCATCGACCATCCAATTGATAAAATTGTAAGTGTACTTCTACTGTGTTCAATATCCGGCTTGCCTCAATAACTCTTTTACTTCATTGACGGCATCTTCATCACGTTTAAATTTAATTGCCCACTTTTCAGGATCAATGTATTCTAATACCATCTTTTGTTGTACTTCATCTAACTTACTTAAAAACTCTAAACCAGACTCACTATGATACAAAGACCAAGGCGATACTCTTCCTGTTGTGACTTCATAACAGATTCTGTTTGGAGCACCATATCTAAATGCATCTTTACTTTCTATCTGATCATCTTTACAAATTTCGATAAGAGTCTCCATGCTACGAGCAATTGCATCTAAAGCATTTTCTTGTCTCAGATATTCAATAATAAACTTAGTGTAGTTTTTATCACTATTCCAACTATCAATTCTAATTTGATTTCTAAGCAACCAATCTGCATAACGATTGACATTAATACATCTTGTGTTAACACAGTAATGACCGAATTTGACAAAGGCTAGATAATAAGAACTTTTAGTAAAGTCTATATAAGTCTTTTGCTTTTTGCTAGAAGTGTTTTGTGCATAGAAGTTTAACCATGCGTTGAAACCTATACGATTACCCTTAAGGTTCTTATCGCCATATCTGCGTTTCTGTTCGCAAAGATGTTTATCAATAGTACTTTCTTTTGCAAAACTTCTGCCGCAAAATTCACAACCAAACTTTTTAGTTGCCAAGTTCTTTTTCGTATTCTTCGATTTCATTATCTGTAACGAGTTCACTAAGTAATTCTACCTCATCAAATTTTAGTTCTGGAAACTTTTCTGC